CATGGCTGACATGGCCGAGATCCAGTTCAAGATGGTCGAACTCAAGCAGAAGACCGCCGACGCCCAGATGCAGGCGAACCTCGATATTCTCTCGGAGAAGATGGATGTATTAAAGGAGTACATGAAGCTCGCCGACAATCGCGAGGAGCGGGCTTCGCGGGAGAAGATCGAGAACCAGAAGATCGCGCAGGAGCAGATGAACCTCGCCGAGGGCGCGCTGGTGCATCCGCTCGCGACCCCGGTGGCTGAGCAGTTCGTGCGTGGATGGCCGCAAATGATCGCGCCGCCGCGCCCGCCGGGGCAGAGGATCATATGAAAATCGAGAACGTGAACAGAGGAATCTGTTACGTCTACTTTCGGAGGAGCATTTGGCGGTTAGCGACAAGCTGGCCGTTTCTCATCGGTTGGCGGAGATAGCCATGGCACATCCCTATGCCTCACAAGCCAAAGCCTCGCAGAAGCGCCGTTTGAGCGCGCTGGGCGCGAAAGCTGGAAAGTCCTTCGGCTCAAGCTCGATGTACAAGAAGACCTCCTATCCCAGCAAAGGTGCCGGGACATCGCGCGAGCTTACGATCTCTGGCGGCGCTGCATTGAAGCGCGCTGATCGTGCCCCGCAGAAGCTGGCGAGCGGCGGCTTTGTCGGTGGCGGGATGGGCGGCAAGAAGAAGAGCCGCAAGGGACATTCAACCACGAACATCGTCATCGCTTCTCCGGGTGGTGGTCAGGCTGCGGCTCCGCCGCGCCCAGTGCCAATTCCCGTGCCGGTCAACCGGCCCGTACCTGTTCCGGTTGGCGGTTCTCCCGGTGGGCTGCCTCCTCGGCCCCCGGTCGGGCCGCCCGGTGCCGGTGGACCGCCGATTAACGTGAACGTGCCGCCTCCTGCTGCAGCGGGTCCAGTCGGGCCGCCCCCGCCCATGCCGGTGAATAGACCCCCCGGAATGGCTAAGGGCGGCTCGGTTGGATACACCTATCACAACTGGGGCAAGGGCTTCGCCAATGGCGGCAGCGTAAAAAAAAAGGCTAACGGAGGCCCAATAGGGATCCGTGGCGGGCCGCCCGGAGTGGATATCTCCCAGTCGGGTGACTCAGCGGACGCGCCTGACGTGTCAGTGGGTGGAGTTGGCGGAGGGCTGGGGACTTCGTTCGACGGAAGGAAAGTGCCGGTCCCGGCAGGAGCGCCTCCGCCTGTTGGTGCTCAAGGGGCTGCGCGGCTCATGTCCATGTCGCCGGATGAGGCGCGCACTTCGGTGGTGAACACGCCAACTTCTCAGGCCGGGATAGCGAATCTGGAAAGTCAGAGAACCGGCCCCGATCCCAATTTTCTGAAGGCACTGCGAGGCGAGCCCCTGAAGAAGGGTGGCGCAGTCAAGAAGCGCCAGTTCGGAGGCGGGACCGGACAAGCGGGGCTCGGCCCGCGAGGGGTGCCGCCACGCAAGCCGTTCACGCCCGGTGCCGTGCCGGGTGCCATGGGCGGCCAGAAGTCTCCGATTGTGCCGCTTACTCCGCCGACCGGCGGTCGCCCAACCCGTCCCGGATACAATAAGGGCGGCAAGATCAAGAAGTACCAAGATGGTGGTGGCGGATATTCCGCGACCGACAGCGAGGAAGACCCCACGCCACAGGCCAGCAGCACGTCAGTCACGACACCGGCTGACTCTTCCGGCGGCAGCATGAAGGGTGTGATGAAGGCGCTGACGGGCGTGAACAAGGTGCTCAATCCGGCAGCCTCTGGCTCCTCCGCTGGTGCCTATGGGGTCAAGGCGGCGCAAGGCGCGCAAGATGCGGCAACGAAGGCGGGTCAGGCGGTTGCGGGATCCACCCAGTCACTTGCGCGCAGCAGCCAGAGCGCCGGGTTCAAGCCGGGTGCCGTGCCGGGGGCTCCGGGCGCTGGTGGCAAGTTCTCGTTCAATAAAGGCGGCTCGGTGAAGAGGGCTGGCGCGGGCTCCGGGCTGGGACGGTTGGCGGCCTCCAAGAGGATCTGATGTACGACCGCGAGGATCAGGTGTTCAAGGATGCGCTGGAGCGCGTTTACCAGCGCATCCTGTACGGAGACAACGAAAAGCCGGGGCTCCATCAGGGGCTCCGCGCCTCCCAGACGTGGGAGATCTTCCAGCGCACGGCTGGCCGCATCGAGGGGCTGGAACTGGCGCTCAACGAGATGAACGCGCTGGCGCAGCGCATGGACGACCATGAGCCGAGCCGCGATCACATGGGCAGGGTGAACTGATGGGTCAGCCGATACTCACGGTGGGAGGTGGCAGCATCCCCACCATGGCGCAGGGGGCGCAGACGCCTTGGAACAACGAGCGTGAGGCGGAAGAATATGCAGCAGATCCTGCTGAGTTCATGCTGTCCCGCTGCCAGATGTGGATGGATAACGTCACTTGGTTCGGGAATTACGTGATAGCGGCCACCTACTACCTGCCAGCGTTCGAGATCCTTCCGGGAGGCCAGAAATTCTTCCGTTCGGAGAAATCGCAGGACGAGGCGCTGTGGCAGGGCAAGGTCGGGCTGGTCCTCGGCAAGGGACCGCTGGCGTTCGTGGATGACGACCGCAACAAGTTCAAGGGTCAGAACGTGAAGAACGGCGAGTGGATCCTGTGGGACATCCACGACGCGCGGCAGATGACGGTCAACCGTGTGCATTGCCGGTGGATCCCCGACGTGAGGATCCTCGGGAAGGTCACGGACCCGAAGCTGGTATATTAGGAGAGGACAATGGCTGACGAGGGTGAAGAGGATCTGGTCGTCAATCTGAACGCTGAGCCAGAGGTCGAGGTTAAGGGCGAGGTTAAGCCGCCGCCGGTTCCCGGCCCGCCTGCCGCTGCGGTTGCCCCCCAAGTGGGGCTGCAGGATCTGCAGCAGCAACTCGCCGTCGAGCGCCGGGAGCGGGCGCAGATGACGGAGACGGCTCGCCGCATCGCGGCTGAGCGCGATCAGGCCCTGCAGATGGCGCAGGAGGCCGAGCAGCGCGGTGGCTCCAACTATGAGGCCTACGTCGAGAGCCAGATACAGGGCATGTCGGCGGATATGGACAGCTTAACCTCGCAGGCCGAAGTGGCCATGAACGAGGGCGACTTCAAAGCTGCGGCGGCAATCAACAAGCAACTTGGACGCATCGGCGGCGCGCTGGCGATAGCGGAGCGCGAGAAGCTCGCATTGCAGCAGCAGCGGCAGCAGCCGCAGCGTCGTCAACCCCAGCAGCAGACACAGCCGCAGCGACCGCAGCCGCCAACGGATCCGGTGGAGCGGGCGATTGCCAATCGCACTCCCGCCACGCAGGCGTTCCTGCGCAAGCACCCCGATCTGATCCGTGGTGACGGCACGCTCAAGAAGATCGCCATCGATGCTCACGACAGGGCGCTCGATGCTGGCTATGCCGTGGATACCGAGGCGTATTTCCGGTATGTCGAGCAGTCACTGGGGGGCAACGGTCAAGCTCAAACTGCGCAGCAAAACGGGACATCGGTCCCGCGCGTCCCCGGCTATTCTGCGCCGGTTGATCGCGGTCCCGGTCCCGGCAGCGACAATCTGGCTCCCGGCACCTTCCGCATGACGCCCAAGATGCGGCGGCTGGCGGATGAGCAGGGTGTCACACCGAGCGAGTGGGCCACCAATTACGTCAAGCTGCTCAAAGAAGGGCGGATAACACCAATCACATAGGAGTTGCCGATGGAGCGGGTACCCTCACCAATCCAGCGCGAAGAAGATGTGCGTCCTGAGATGCGTGGCGACATACGTCCCACGGACGACGGTCGTCAGCGCATGCGGACTGGCGATGCCGTCATCAATCCCTACGACATCGATGACATCAGGCGGGTGTATTGCCCGACCAACGGGACCGGCACGGCGGAGCAGATCGCGCGCGAGACTGACTTCCAGTGGAACACCTACGAGACCTACGGCAAGCGCGACTACTCACTGCAGCGGGCTTACTACGATCAAGGTTGGCGCAACGTGCCGCACAGCATGTTTCCCGACAGATTCGCGCCCGTTGGCACCGAGGGACCGGTCATCGTCAACGACATGATCCTGATGGAAAGGCCCATGCGCTTGACAGTGCAGGCAAGACAAGAGGATTATGTGCGCGCGACTCGCGCCATGCAGGTACATCGCCTGCGGATGGCAGAGGCCCCAGATGGGCAGGCTCCGCGAACCACTCCGGTCATCAAGACCTCGCGTGAGGCCATCGAAATCCCCGAGTAGCTCGGGGTGGTGTCCGAAGCTCGGATGCCGCTAGCGGTCTAAACACACGGACTGCGGCGAAGCTCGCCAATGCCGGTAACCCTCAGAAGGGGAGCCAGCTTATGGCGAACATTGATTCTGCGTTCGGTTTCCGCCCGATCAAGCGCCTCGATGGCGCAGCGTGGACCGGCAATCACAACACCCGGAGGATGCTGACCAACGCGCCCGCGCTCAATCGCGGCGACGTGGTGCAGGCGCTCCCGTCCGGGTATGTGCAGGCCGCGCCCGCTACGGTAGCTGATCACTCTGCTCTCGGCATCTTTGTCGGCTGTCACTACCTGCAGGCCTCGCTCGGTTATCCGATCTGGTCGAACTACTGGCCCGGTGCCGGTGCGGTCGGTGAGGTCGATGCCTTCATCATCGATGACCCGAATGTGGTGTTCGAGGTGCAGGCCACGGCTGGCCCCATCCTCATCGCCGATGTCGGGATGACTGCCAATCCCACTGTCGTTGCCTCCACCACCGGTTTCTCCAAGTGGACGCTGGCCGCGCCTGCGGCGTCAGCGACCGCCATGTTCCGCGTCATTGCGCTGGGCGATCCAGCGCCGATGGTCGGCAACGGCTACGACGCCACCACGGCTTTCAACATCGTGCAGGTGGCGTGGAACGATCACATTTATCGTCAGATGGTCGGCGTCTAACGCGGATCAAGCTGGAAGGGAATGAGTCATGGCTATTGATCTTGCATCAATCAAGAACGAGCTTTTCCCCGGCTTGGCTGCGGTCGAGGGGCGCTACAAGAAGATCGAGACCAAGTGGTCGCGTTGCTTTGAGAAGCGATCATCCAAGATGGCGCTCGAACGCCGCACGCAGATGGCCTATCTGCCACTCGCGCGTGAGAAGGGCGAAGGCGCTTCCACCTACTTCGATGAGAGGGCAGGTGAGCGTTGGATGTACAGCGCCGAGATGAAGGAGCTTTCGCTCGGCTACGTGGTCACCCGGAAGGCCGTCGAGGACAACCAGTACAAGGCCGAGTTCAATCCATCGAACCTCGGCCTGCAGGATGTCTTCGCGACCACGAAGGAGATCTACGCCGCCAACATCTTCAACACCGGCAACGTCTACGACCAGACGGTCGGCGGTGACGGCAAGGCGCTGTTCGACTCAGCGCATCCAATTGACACCGGTACCGTGGGCAACATGCCCACGACACAGGTCAGCCTGAACGAGAGCACGTTGCTCACTGCGATGACCACCATCCGCAATACGTGGGTGGACGAGCGCAACATCAAGATCGTGGCGCGCGCCGAGCTTCTGATAGTCCCAGCGGCGTTGGAACCAGTCGCTGTAAGACTGCTTCGTACAGAACTTCGTCCCGGCACCAACGACAACGATGTCAACGCCATCAAGCATGTGGGTGGTGGTCTCCGTGACTACATGGTCAACGAGTTCCTGACCTCGAACTTCGCTTGGTTCATCAAGACCGACAAGCGCGGGCTGATCTACT